GGATTCTGATTCTTAGCTCCAGACCGCTGTAATATACCCTGTACAACAAACCCGCCAGGAATGCCATACTTATCCCCGCTTGACTCATTTAATGAGCCTATAGGGCGGAAAGGCATATAATCGACTATAAGTTGCTTTGACATATTATTCTCCTAATGATCTTACTCGTTCTGATATCTTAATTAATCGTTCCGATATTTTTGTTAATGCTTTATTCGTAGAAGCACCATAATGTGATGATGTTACTCCTGACTCTGTTTTTAATTTGCTATTATAAGTTACCAATGTTTCAATCTCTTGTAACTTTTTTGCAATTTCGCGAATTGTATCATTAACTTTTTTAGCAGGTGTTACATCTGGGTTATTATTTGTAAATGATCGATATGATTCAATTAGCTCTGAGTATTTCTTTTCTAAAACATCTTCAACCTTTAACGTATGTTTGCCTGTTTGTATTGTTTTATTCGGCATCGGTAATTTACCTGTTTGTGTTGTAGTATCTTTAATATTATTAGTACCCATTCCATCTGCATAATATTCTACTGGATACTTGGCATCTGATTGCCACCAATACTCATCTTTAGTTGCAAATGGAAATTTGTCATTGAATATTTCTTCATCAGATTCTGGAGATTGTGCAAGGCCTTGTTGATATGTTGCAGGTTTATTTACTGATTCGTATTTAAACTTTTTCTTTTTAAATGACTTCTCACTAGTAAATGCATTTGGAGTATTAAATCCAGCTACTGCTCCAGAAACATTTTGTTCATCAATTTCATCAGGATTACAACTTGTACATTCAGGAGAACCACAATCACAGGAATCATTAATTTCGTGGAACTTTTCTTCCATTTCTCGTAACAATGCTCGCATTAATTCATCTCCTTGAGTTCTCGAACCAAATCAAAATATCTTAGCAATGACAATACGTGAGATTCTTTGATTGTTTTCATAGATTCTACATTGCAAAGCATTTCTGATAATTTAGATACTTTAATTTTAGTAACTTGATCTGTTATTGTTTTTGATTGGGTTGCTAGGTCTGATTTAATACCCGGAATAATTTTTTGAATATATTCCTTAAGTGCAGTAGTATCATTAACATTAACAATGTATTTATTTAATAGTTGTTTTTGAGATTCATCTAATACTGAGTATTTTTCGTTGAATTTATCTACTAACAATTTATATGATAATAATCGTATATCTTTTGGTTGAGCTTCAAAAGCTTCCATCAACGCATCTGCTTGTGGTTTAACGCGTTCAGTTAACAATACGTGATCGACAATCACAAGTTTGCATTCCATTATTTGTTTCGGATTTGAAGTTTCCTCATTTTCAAATAACATGTTAATTGATGCTAATACTTTATAGTTATTAATATGGGTTTTCGCCATATCCGTAAATACAAATTTATCCGAGATTTCTTTTACTAGATTATATCGTTGTCTTTTTAGGACACTTTGATTTAATTTATCATACGCAGATTTAACTGTGCGTATATAATCTAATGCATGCGCTTCGCTTTTAAACTGCTCTTTAACTAGTGAATTATATAAATGTAATTCCTTAGATAACTCGGTCGATTTACCAAAATATTTTTTAATAATATCAATGGTAACCGATTTGTTTGATGACAATGTTTCTGAAGTTAATTTCCTCACTAACAGTTCAAATAAAATACCAGTATTTTTATACTTTGAATGTTTTAGTTTCTTCATGTGTTGTTCGGTGCCTTATTTTTTAATAAATATGTTTGTAGTTATAAAATATTGTTTTCATCTAACATTGTACCAGCATCCGTATCAGTTTCGGTTGGCTTACTAGATTTAAGTGATTCTGTGATGATCGATCTAGATTTACTTTTCGAATCAAATTGCTTCAATATGTTTTCAACTGCTACAGTTCCAACCGTTCTTTTAAATTTAGGATCAGGTTGAAATGCTGTCTTTTGATTTTCTGGATTAAATGCTTGTTTAATTTGTTTGATGCCAGTTGGATCCCATCCAAATTCATTTTTATGTTGGCCATATTTAATACCTTCTGGTGGTCGGCCTCCTTTGTCTTTTTCTTCAACTTCGCTGCTAGACATATGAACTGATGCTAGGTCGTGTGGTGTTCCGTATGATACTCCAGTTACCGCAGGGTCATTTCCTTCTTGTTCAATTTGGTTTTGACGGAATCTCAGTTTAAGATCCTCTACCACGTTAGTTCGTTCTTGTAACCACTGTTCTTCTGACATATTGAATATGTATTCATAAATGTATTTGTCAGAAATTAACTTGCTATCTTTCATTGCATTTGCTAATGTGATTTTCTCATTCATTAATGCAACTTTTTGTTGATCATATATAATTGATGGTGCTGTCAATTCTAATTCAAAGCCAACTAGATCTTCGCCTTCGAAACCTTGAGCATATAAATGCACAATTGCAATTTTTGCTAGTTCCGATACAACTACTTTTTGTATACGTTCAATTGTTCTAGCAAAACGAATATCCATCGATGCTAATGTAGATTTACCTTCAACTCCTTCATCATAACCTAAAAATGGTTTTGGTATTTTAAGAGCAGCCATCATTTTATGTTTAACATAATCAATATCTTCAATACCGGTAAAGGTCATTCCTGGTAGTGTATCAATTGATGTAGATGATTGACCTCCGCGCACAGGTAAGTAGTAATCCTCCAACATGTTGTTTAGATTAAACTTAAGATTATAGTTTCCAGATTGCGGGTCAATGTGTGGAATTTTTTTCATTTTATTGATAATTTGTTCCATGAATGCATCAACTTCATTTGGTGGAATATTACCAATATCAATTTTAAATATACGTTTTTCTGGTGCTCGCATTATTCTGTGAATAAGCATTGCATCTTCTAACATCATTAATTTTTGGAATTCTTTACGGGCTCCTTCTAACATTGATCTACCGTACGGTAAGAAGTTAGAATCTGATAACATACGGAAATGTGCTATCTCAAACACATCATAAGTCATTTGCTCAGAGGCAATGTTTTTGAACTTAATATCATACTCGCCGGTAGATTCATTGTATTCTTCCCAACGTTCCATTTCATAACTAGAAAATGGACGGGCATTTAAAATACCAACTTCATCTGCTATATCTAGCTTTAAAAAGAAATCCCCATACTTGGTCATGTTACGAATCCATGTCCACATATTGAATTCAATGTTTAATACATCATAAAATAAATTATAAAGTATTTTTTGAATACGAGTATTATTAGTTTTAATTGTTAGGATTTCACCAAATTGATCAGCTAGAGTTGATTCATCTGAATATATATCTAATGCTGAACTAATAATTGGATCTTTATCCATCATTTCATAATCTGCATAAAGTTGCAAACGATTCTGATGCATATAGTAGTTGGAATCATATCCACCCATACCGCCAACACGATGCTTATTAGCTCCATGCAATCTAGTATATCTGTCAGCTACCTTACTCTGACCTAAATTTCCTACACCTTGTAGTCGGTTTGTATCAACTACACGAAGTTGATCTTTACCATATGCCCTAACAATGACATTGGTACTAAACAGGTTCTGTAAACGTTTTCTTAATGACGCCATATTTTCTTTATTATAAATATAACTAATTAAAGATCAATGCAATTTTTTACTTGATAAGCCAAGTTAAACTTTCATCATCGCCACCATTATTCCACGACCACCCGGTATCTTGTCGATTTTGATTTCCTGTATAAATTACAGATGTAGTCTTTTGAAACTGCCCTAATGCTTGTTTACTTAGATTGATTCCTTGTTGTCTAAGTTTTAAAGATGTGTCACGCAACCATAATCCAATACAAAAAGACATTACTAAATCATCATTATACCCATTTTGTGATTGGGCTTTACCATTTAACCATATAAATACAAATAGTTCTTGTATGAGTCGTTTACTGCGTATAATAGGAGTTCCTTCACGCATATACATTTCTAAAGCTGAAATCATTAATGGTCTAGTTCGAGATGATGTTGTAACGCCAGGTACCATTTGTGATTTGTCTTTCATATCATAGCCTTTTTTCAATTGAACGTCTGCATCAGTATATCCATCATCTTTATATGTATAATGTAGATTTGCATATCCTCTATCTAGAGCCGGCTGAATTGCAGCCCATCCGATGTTTGCATTTTCAATTGCTAGCAACGCATTATTCCATTCAGTAGCAACCGTTACTAACATATTACCAAAATCCTTTGGGGGCATCTTGCCTTTATACTCAGCAACCTGCTTTATATCCAAAACATCAATAACGTGGAATGCAGACCAGTCAGCAGAATCGCCTCGGGCAACGTCAGCTACGACTATGTAGTCTCGGGAATAGTCTGGATATTCCCATACCCAATATCCATTATCGAATCCTCGTTTTTCAATTGGTTCTTCGCATTGTAACTCGAATTTTTGTAGTATAGCACCTTCTATCACAGTGTGACCGGATGATACGAAATCGCAATCACATTCCTGTGCAGCACCCCGTTCACCTAATAATTGAGTCTGTTCATCTCGCCATGATTGATCTCGTTCTGGATGTACTTCCCAATGCAAACGAATGGTATGGAATCCATTTGTCTCTGCTTCAGCATCAGCCCATGTTTGATGAAACCAGTTACCAATACCATTAGGAGTAGACAATACAATGGCTCCACCACCCGTTGATAGTGTTGCTTGAGATGCAATCCATATCTCTTCGATGTTACGAATAAAGGCGGCCTCATCTACTATTAACAATGATAATGCTTCAGAACGTGCACCAGTCGATGATGATGATACTGCTTTGATTTGTGAACCATTTTTGAATTTCAATGATAATTTATTGTCTGCCTCAATTGTACCCTTAAGCCAACTTGGAAGATTATCGTGCATGACACGCACCTTAGTAACTAAGTTTTTTGCTACTTCTTGCGTGGTTGCAATAACTAGGGTGTTGAAATCTTCATTGAACAGCATACTCCATAAAGCAAATCCTGCAGACAACGTTGATATTCCTAACTGACGTGATTTCAAAATAACATTGTATCGGTTATCTCTTAATTCAGTTAATGTATCTTCCTGAAAATCGAATAAATTAAATTTAATCTTTCCTCGTTTAGGATGTTGTATATAACAATAATTACGCATAAAAAAGACTGGGTCTTTAGCACACGCCATGTATTGCTGCTGAATGATTTGTCTTATATTTTGTTGAGCCATTATTTTACAATTTCAAATATTAATATAGATGTTGCAATTCCTAGGCCGTACCAAATTGATTTTGCATCATACCATTTTGGTTTAAATTGTTTTTCTCGTTCAACATACAGTGAAATATTATCTTGTAGCAATGCAACTTGTTTTGTTTTATAATTTAATTGCAGTGAATCTAAATTAATTAAATGATCTTGTTGACTGATTAATTTAGTCTGATGTGCGATAATACTGTCATTAATGTCGTTTAATTGATACAATGAATCTAAGGTATATGATATATCTTGTATTTGTTCTGCCGTAAAACATGTATCAACTGTTTGACTAGTTGCCAAAAATGGAAATAGTAATATGAGTAATAATATTCTCATTATTTCTTTTTCTTGTTACGTGTTGTCTTATCTAGTATATTTTGTTTAGCAGCCGCAGCTGGTCGTATTACTGGCTTAATTGTTTCTTTTTGTTGTTTTAAGTCTTCGATAACTTTTTTCTCAGCTGCAATCTCAGTTTTAACATCAACTCGTTGTTCTTCAATTACTTCAACTTTACCAGCTAAAACATCAACTTGTTTTTCATTCGACTTAATTTTTTTATTCAAGTCACTTTGTTTTTTTGTAGATGATGTTTTTGTTATCCATATTAATCCTAATAATGCTACTATGAATCCTACGATAATAGCCCAATACTTTTTAATCATTTTCATTGTTTTCTCCATTTAATTTTTTTAAAAAATTCTCTTTATATCTTTCGAAGCCGGCTTGTACTTTTTCTTCAAATTCTTCCGGCGTCATTTTTGCGGACCAAGTTTCTACATCTCCTGTTGAATTAGTAACAAATTGCGTTGCATTTGTATAAACTTCTTTAAGTAGTGTAATATCTGATTCTGCTTCTTTTAGCCAAGCTAATGCATTTGCACGAACTCTGTTTTGTTCATATTCTTCATATGTGCCATCCTTTTTCATTTGATGTTCCATATCAATTACACAATCAAAACACATTGCGTGAAATTTTCTCATCTTCTCATCAAGATGATTAGGTGTATTACATGTACAGAATTCCTTAGGGCAATTTTTAAATGACCTTAATTCCTCCCGTATACTTTGTAATTCATCTGAGTTTTTTGTTTTACGTACACGAAATCCATCTCGCTGCTCGACTATGTATATTAATCCAGAGGTTGGATCTTTTTCTTCCCATACATCGCCAACGTCGTGTCGTTCATTTTTCTTCGAAGTAGCATCTGCATCAGAAAACCCTGTTGTTTTCTTTGTTTGAAACTTGTGAGTTCCCTCCAGCATTTCGCGTACTGCTTTGACATTTTGTAACTTTTTTGACATAACTTTTTTATTAATTTATTCTACTGTTGCGATTTTCTTAATTGCAAACTGACGAAGCAATTTAAAGAAATTCATTTTATCTTCTGGTTCTGCTTCATTCATTGATTGGTTAATTACTTTAGCCAATGTTTTGATACGAGCAATATTTCCGCCTTCTTTTTGTAAATGTGCTACAAATTTTTCAACTGCTAATGCTTCTTTAGTTTCGGGAGACATTTCAGCCTCAGGAGCTGCTGCTGGATCTACTGGTGCTTCAGGCGCTGCAGCTGGTGCTGGAACTTCTGCAGCAGGATCTACTGGTGCTTCGGCTGGCATATCAGTCGGCATTGGTGCTGCTGGCATTGCTGCTGCTGGATCTACTGGTGCCGGTGAAGCGGCAGGATCTGTAGCTGGTTCGGGGGCAATTGGTGCTTCAGGAGCTACTGGTTCTTCTTCTGGTGCTACTTGTTCAATTAATATATATTCAATTTTTCTACGAACATATTCTCTAACGATGCGTTCTTTTTGCTCTCTAGTTAAATTTTCAATTTTATCTTTTAATTGATCTTTACTTAGTTTTTCATCAGTATCTTGACGTTTCTTAAGCCGCTTTAAAGCAGTTTTAGAATCATACTCGCCGGCTTCTAAATCTTTATATAAACGATCATCAGCATTCCATTTAACATCATACGTTCCATCATCAATAACTTCTTTATCAGTTTTACGTAATAAATTAGGAAGTTTTTCACCTGATGATTTTGGATTTGAAGTTCCTTTTTTGTCATCCATCGTATAGTCTTTTAAGTCTTTACGAGATTTGTATTTTGTATTTTCTGGTTTTTTATACTGTTTTGCCATTTGTCTTTTACCTATTACTTTTATATAAATATTAATCGATTGTATTTAATTGATTTAAATTACCTTGCGTACTTTAGCGTGCCTAAAATTTGATTGATTGGAGCAAATGCGCCTGTCATTTTATATGTATTGCCTTGGAATGTAAATACAATTCCTTCTGTTGGTACGATTGCATCAAACCCTCCTAATCGTTGGATTCGTTTTAACTGTGTTTCTAATTGTTTCAATACTACCTTCCCTCTCTTTTCCTCTCTTCCTCTTTTCCC